TGGAAAAATTTGTGCATATAATGCACACAAATTTCCATATAGTAAAAAGAGTTAGGGGCGCCTCATTACTTTGATTATTTCTAATCAAGTGATTGTAGCCTTGTAAATATATGGAAAAATTTGTGCAGCCTATGCACAAAAATTTCCAACTAATTTTTTAAAAAAATATTCAGTCTATTTCTTTGGCCACTTGGAAATTTTAGAACATAAGGACATAATTTTTCCTATTGATTTTTTTCTTTTATATATATCACAAAAAGATTAAAAAATAAGCCGTTACTACTTTTACTATTAATTGAATACCTAAAAGTATTAGACTGAAAAAAAATTTTTTTTCAATGCACTTTTTTATTAAAAAGTGATGTACAAAATAAAAAAAAATGACTATAATAATAATATATGAAGTGGATGTTCGAGGTAAAAAAAGGAATAGAGAAGGAAAAAAAGAAAATAGCTCGACTAAAAGACTGTCCTAATAAACTTATAAGCTTATTAGGAGTTAAAAAGACTCCACAAATGCGGGCTATTTTCCATCCTCCTCTATTCCTCAACCTCGAACGCCCGCTTCTTTTTTCTCTTTTTGATTTAAACTTTTTTTTAGTAAAAGAGAAAAGTTATGCCAATTTTTTGCAAATTTGTACAAAATAACAGTACTATTAATACCATAGGAGGTAATACATGATTAAAGCTTCACAAATTCAATTTAATGTATACTCAAATAAAAGTGTATTAAAGCCTATAAGGCAAATGTCCTTACAGGAATTTATTTATCTACATAAAAAATTACAAGATCCATTCATTGATGAGGATACTCCACAAATTCTTATTAATATATTAAGAGATTTAAAAGTAAGTAATCAAGTTATTGAACAAATATTCAAAATAGCAAGTTCTAGATCTTTCTTATTAAAAGAACGAATTGAACTTAAAAAAGATCTTCCAGCTATTATTGCTTCTACATTAAATGATCGAACTGTTCCAATGGATCAATGTGTATATAGTGGCTACATTATTATTGACATTGATTATAGTGGCCCAACTAAAAAAGAAGATTTAGGAGAGGAAGAGGCTACTAATATAAAATCTTGTCTAAAATCTTTTCAGTCTCTTTTACAAGAATATTTATCAGAAGATGAGTATAAGGCTTTATTAATTTCTTTTATAAGTCCAACTGGCACAGGATTAAAATTATTATTTGCTGCTGACTTTGAAGAAAATAAATACAATCCTGAATTAGTGCAAGCTTTTTATAAAAATTTAGAAAAGGCCATTCTTTTATGGAAAACTAAAAATAATATTCCTTTTGATTTTTCAATTGATATAGCCACTAAAAATATCAATAGATTATGTTTTATTTTATTTACAGATGGTATTGAATTACATAATTATGAAATAATTAATAAAGAGTATTATTTTGACATTAAGCCACTTAAAATGAATGTTTATAAAAACTTAATTGAAAAATCACAAATTTTAACTTATGAAGAACAAAAAGAATTAAAGGAAATTGAAGATAGAAGCCTAAGAAGATTACAAGAATTTTATATATTAGCCTCTAAAAGATTTCCTAATAGATTAAGTTTTGAGAGAGGCAATAGAAATAATTCAATTTATTTTTATTCAATCTTAGTTTATTCTTATGATAAAATACATAACAAAAGGCCTACTCCAATTGAGGAAGTAGTAGAAATTTGTACACAAATCATGGAAAGAATTGGAAGTTTAGACCATACATTAAGAGATGATGAAATTAAACGAACAGTTGAAAGTGCTAAAAATTCTGTTGAACGTTATGGAATACTTCATGAAGATATTCGAGATTTCTGTAAGGGATATAAGCCAATGAGGACTAATTCTGTAGAAATAAAATTAGATACAATTGAAACTAAAAATGGATATATTTTCTTAAAATACAATAGTATTGAAGAATTCCAAGATTTCTTAAATAAATTAGAATCTAAACTTAATAAAACAAATCTAAAAAAATTCATAAATAAAATTTTATCTTTATATTTTGAAGAAGTGCCGCATATTTGTGTAGAAGATAATTCAGTTTATACTTATTATAAAGTTGAAGGAGCTTTTTGTATTCCATATAATGACCCAAGAACATTGAGATTTCAATCTACAAAAGCTGAAGCTATAAAAATGAATATCCTTAAGTATATTGAAAATAGAATATTTTTTGAAAATATGCCTGAGGACGAGGCCGAAACAGCTTGTGAAGTTTTTAAAGAATTTATTATTGAATATTTAACTCCTCAAAAGATTAAAGATTACTTATCTTCCAGTCGCTGGATTAAAGAAATTCCATCAGATAAGTTATTACATTGTTTTACAAATGTCAATACACATACACATTTTTATCCATTAACAAAAGAATATTTTATTGTTGTATCAGAAAAAGATAAAACAATACAATTAAAACATTATACTGAATTTGAAGAGCGACTTATTTTATCTCAAAAAAGAACATTTCCTTTTGAATATATTACAAGAAATTTATCTGAAGATTCAAAAAAAACATATATGAATAAAATAAAAGAAATTATACAAAATATAAATTCTAATAAAATCTCATTAGATGATTTAAAAAACAATACCTATCAAGGGAAATTAGCTTCTTTATTATTCTTTGGAGAACTTAATCCTGACAATAAAGAATTTGAACAAATTTTAAAATTTCTTGGATTTAGTGCCTGCCCATCCACTACTCTTCCTAACAAATTGATTATATTTAAAGATATTGCCTCTACAATTCATGATGGAGCCCAAGGAGGAACTGGAAAATCTACATTTATTAAGATTTTTTATGAGCCTTATATTCCATTTTCTCCATTAAATTCGATATCTCCAAAAGGCTTTCCATTAAGTAATTTAAAAACAGAAGATATGGCTTGGATTGGATTAGATACAACAGAATCTACAAATGCTATTTTTCCATTGATTAAAAATATAGAGAGTAATGAGCCTATATTTAAAGAAGAAAAATTTAAAAATCAAGAAGTGATTAGTTTAGAAGAAAATCCAAAAAGAGTAATTCTTATTGGGAATCACGAATTACAATTACCAATGGATTCTACAATTTCGAGAAAAATTGTTGTAGTAGAAGTTTTTGGATTATTAAGAAAATATCATTCACAATTTTCTGAATTTAAAAATTTAAAAAATACATATACTTTAAAAGTTTTATCTGTTGAGGAGTGGCTTAAAGGATTTACTTTCTTCTTTTCTTCAATAAAATATTTTCTTAATAATATTGAGGAGTATAAAGGAAATGGAATTAATGAATTACTACAGCCTATGAGTAGAACATTAATTCAAACTAATATTAAGCATTCTAAAGGATTTATAAGTCTAAAAAGAGCTGAAGAAAAGAAAATTTTAGAACTTATTCCTCACATAAAAGCTTTGATTTATGAAAAATATAATTTTAATAAAGAAAATGCTAAAGCTATTAGCCAAAATAAAATTGAAGCCGACATAGTTCCAACTAATTTTTCTCTTTCAAATATGATTTTAATCATTAAAGAAATGGCTAAAAAACGATCTGAAGGCCTAATGTTTTTAGGACAAGATGAAATCTATATAGAGGCTATAAAAGAATTTTTACAAGATCCTTTAAAGAAATTAAAAAATTATACCTCAAGTGATATTTTATCTAAATTAAAAGAAGAAGATCAACAAATTGAAAGAGAACTAAGTGTATTACAATCAAATAAAGGAGAAGGATGGGCCACTTCACTTGAAGAAAAATTATTCTTAGAAGCTGGAGCCATAAAAGAAGGCAATTCAACATACTACTTTGATTTTCCAATTTATTCAAGATTAAAAATATTAGTATCAGCATTTTCCGAATATTTTGAACATGACACTTATGTATTTGATGAATTATTAAGATCCAACTCTGGACGATCTGAATCTCGTTTTATTACATTGATGTTATATCTATATGGAAAAAAACATAAATTAAATATTTTAAACAAAGAAGAAAAAGGAAAAATCATATATAAATTTATAAGTGAATTCATCAAAAGCTTCTGGCCAACTGTTTTAGAGTCTAAAGAAAGAAGACAATTCTTTATGGCTTATTTATTAAAAAATTTTGATTTAGATTATTTGGAACGATATTTAGATTTAATTAAAAATTTAATTCATCCTTCTGGCCAACAAACTAAGGAAGAGCTTCCTGAATCTATTAAAAAAGAATTAGAAGACTTAGAAAAATTTTTTACCAATGATATAAATAATGAGAAAAAAGAGAGCCTCTTAATTACAAAAGAGCCTATAGAACAAAAAAATGAATTTAGTGCGTCTTCAATTAATGATAAAATAGAAATCAAAGAAGAAAGAACTTTTCTACTAAAAGAGACTCCAGATGAAGAAGCCAAAAAAAAAGGAGTCTTAACTGATAAAGAAATAGAACAAATTCTTCAAGAAATTGAGGAAAAGAAGAAAAAGAGAAAAATGAGAATTGTAAAAAGAGTACGAGACCCAGAAACAGGAAAAGTAATAGAAACAATAGTTTTGGATGAATTAGATTGGAAATATAATAAAGATTCAAATTCATAATAAAAATGTACTAATTAATAAAAAGGAGATAACTATGGATACAAAACAAATCAATTTAGAAGAGCTGAATACAATTGTAGAAGAACTTGAAAGTAGGCCAAAACACCAAACAGAGTTTAGCAAAGAAGATATTAAACTGTATTGTGAGATCTTAAAAGCCGCCTTACATTTTGATTCTTCTCCATTAAATATAGAATTACTTCCTAAATTAGAGGAGTCTTATTTGAATTTTTCTCAAAGAGTATTTAGGCATTATAAAATTCGTTTCTATGGAACTATTTTTGAGCGTGAATAAACAGGAGAATCATTATGGCGGCCGCTTCACAAAATAAATATATTTGTATCAAAACAAAGTATGTTAAGAGAGACTCGAGGCAGCCTTATCAAAAGACTTTATGCCTCTCATCTTATACAAATGATAAAAAAATAGATCTCTCAGCTTTTTATCCTTCTAGTAAAAAATCTAAAAAAAGGAGAACAATATGATTACAACAGTAAACGAATTACAAGTAAAAAGACTTAACGAATGGTACGAAAATCTGTCATTTAGCCAAAAGCGAGAATTTTTAAAACACTGGAGAGAGGCCTTTGCGAAAGCTCCAAATGGCGACTACTCTATGATTATAGAATTCATGGACGCTTATTTATTAGAAAAATTTGTAAATGGAGAATTAGATTATATTAAAGGAATAAAATAAGGAGCTTCTATGAAATATAAGCGATTAGGATATAGGCATGATCTTAAAGAACAAGAAGAACTCTATGATGAAGTAATGGAAGAAATAGGACATCAAATAGATGTCCGTCTTCCTTCTTTTAATGAGAAAAAAGTTAAAAAGAATAAAAAACAGAAAAAACATAAGAATCCTAATATAAAGGAGGAACATAATGATTTTTAGAAAAAAGGAAATCCGTAAAATTAAAATCATTTGTGATAAAAAATGTGTAGATAGAGAATTAAACGATTACTCTTTATTATTTTACTCAGACTTGATAAATACATTGTATGGAAAACGAAAATATTTATATTTATGGGACAAGTCTTTGAAAATTCCTGAAGTACATCCTACTTTTAAAGATAAAATTGAAATTTGTAATGAATTATTATTTGAAGAACTTCCAGATTTTCTTTTTGAAGAGCTTAAATTAAAAAAAGTTATAATTTTAGAAGGGCCAAATAAAGTAGGAAAGACTACAATAATCCATAAACTAAAAAATAAGAAAATTTTTAATCCAAATATTTTGTTTAGATCTCATACATTACGAAAAAATCCTAAATTTTATCCATTATCTCATTATGTAAGCGAACAAATCTTTGATTATGCTTTGGCCTATAATGACTTAACTTTATTAGATCGTATTGGATATTTTTCTTCTATGGCATATAGGCCTATGCATAGAAGGAATGAATATTTTCAAATATTGGAAAAAGTCAAAAATCATATTTATGTATTATTGCCATACAATTATTTAGAGGCTTATCCAGAAAATGAGGAACTCTATAAAGAATATAAATATTTAGCTGAAAGAATGAATCTACGAGTTATAGACAAATATGCAATTAAATCATAAAAAAGGAGAAAATTTATATGTTTGATAATATTTTAGCGCTTATAGGCTAAACTATGAAGTTCTAATAAAACTATAATAAAAGGAGTTGCTTATGAATAAAATTTACATTAAGATTACAGTTTACAAAAACTTAGACACCTTGATTAAACTAATCAAAGAAAGATTAGACGAGGATAACGTGCCACAAAAGATTAGAACTTTTGAGGCCTTAAAACATCTACTTAAAATGACTTTAAATTTAAATGTGCGGCAAGTAAGTGTAGTAAAGAAGGAAGGAACTAAAGATTATACTGCTTTTTGTAGAGTTGAAAACTCTTCTCCATTTATTTACATAATAGATCCGTATGTAGTTAAAAAAGTTCATTTTGGAGTTAGAGAAGAATCTACTGAAGATATTATAAAACAATATATGTATAGATCTAAAAGTAAAGTATAAGCACAATAGAAGGAGCCACTATGAGCCTAAAATTTGATATAATTAGGGATCAAGTGTATGATGGAGCCTTAGATGTATTTCTAAGGCCTACTCTTCAGCTTAAAATTTTACAAATGAATGATATTAATAAAGCATTTAAGGAATTTACTCCTCAAGGATTCAGGCCTAAAAAGATTAAGTATTACAATGTTCTATATGAAAATGAAATTATAAATGTGATATGTTTTTCTTATTATAAGCACACGCTTAATCTTAGATTTATTTTATCTTATTATGCTTATGGACGAAAATTTCATATTCATTACGAAGGTTACAATACTGTAGAATTTTATAAGACTATTTTAAAGAGAATTAAAGGAAACTCAAAGTATGTGGAGGCCCTTGGATGAAAAAAAAATTTGTAAAAAATTATTACTACTTTATTGAATTTTTATCTAATATAGACAATCATTTGTATATAGCGGACATTACTTTTAAGCCACTGATGGAGCCTAATTTTCAAGTATTAAATCTAAAGAAAATTGAAAGTACGGATATAGGACTAATATATCATTTTGAATACTTTACAGTCTTTGCTTCAAATGAAATATTAGAGGCTAATGTTAAATTAGACTATCCTACTTTATTAATGGATGATAGAACAATGGAGGCTTATTTAAAAATTTCTGTTGATTTTTTATCTTTTCAAGAAATTTATTCAAGATTAGTCCTTCCAAAAATTTGTCATGGCTTATATTATTATAATGAGCACGCCACACATTCTTTGATCTTAGATATTACAAATATATCAAGATGGCAAAAAATTTTTAGAATTTTTAAAAATGTGAAAAAAGGGCCACATTTATTGCATTTTTGTACAATTTTACATTACTATTATAAATACTATAATTTAAGGAAGGAGGAACTCAATGATACCAATTTACCTTAAATTTTTATTGATTAAGTTTACTTATTACTTTTACACATTTTTCACAAAGGAATATAAGAATGCTGTAATGGCTAATATTAATCTTTTTCTATTTACAATATCATTCTTTATATTGAAAAATCAATTGTTAAGTACAGTCTTTGCCACTTTAAGTGTATTTTTTGCTATAAAGATTTTAATCTTATGGATTTTAGATTTTATCTTAGATAAGCAATTCACAGTTGGCCTATATAAATATATGTCTTTAGGAGCTGATATATGGATTTTATTTATCTCAGTCTCAATGATTAAAGTACTGTTACAAGTATTAGAGCTTCCAGAAGAACAGAAAGAACTATTAGAAAAATCAAAAAGGCAATTAAGTGAGTCTATAGTAGATATGTATATTGAATTCGCTCGCTTAATTTCTAAAGTTGTAGGTAAAGACGTCCTTCAAAGGAGATTATAAATGATTTTATTAGAAATCACAGGAAAAAAATACTTATCATTTTCTTTTATTAATCATTTTTTGTATGATAAGGAAGATTGGGCTCGGACTTATATTTATAAGGAAGAGCCTTCTTCCACTGTGACTAAGTTTTTAATTATTGGAAAATTAATCGAGCGTATATTTTATAGAGTAAAAGAATTTAATGATGGAGATCCAATTGTTCTAACAAAGCAATCTTTAGATTTTTTTCTTTGTGATTTAATAGCCACAGAAAATTTAGATATTGGAAATGTATCTGTGACTTTTGATAGATCAAAATGGAATATAGAACGTATTGATTATGCTGATATGAAATTTATCCAAAGAGCAGTGGACTTCCTATTAGAGCATTTTAGAGATTCTAAATTAATTTATCAGTATAGATTACAAGTAGATTTTTTAGGATACCCTTTCATAGGATTTATAGATTATATTAATGCTGATACTAATGAATTATATGAATTAAAAACATCTATTGGAAAATTTGACAATATAATGAATAAAAAATTTGAATATTACAAAAGACAAATCATATTGTATAATATGCTCGAATTTAAGTATAATTCTAAATTTTTCAATAAGTCACATTTGATTTTAGTGGCTAATGATAGAATTGAAAAAATAGAAATTCACTTTGATAAAAATGAAATCAATGAAATTAGTACTTATTTTGAAAATACAATCAAAGAAATGGAGCAATATGTTTTAGATTTAATTCAAAATAAAGGAGCGGCTGTATGAATAAACAAGAGGCTAAAGAAATTTTTGAACTATTTAAAAAAGGACTATCTATTGAAGATGCGTTATTTTATTATTATAAAAATAGAGAAAAAGCTCAACGAATAAGGATGGAATTCTATCAAGAATTAGTTGATTTACAAGAACTAGCGCTTATTGAAAGATATATAGAACTAAGAGATAAATTAAGTGCTATTTCAGAATCAAGAGGAGATATGAGGGCCATTGCTTACGAATTAAATTTAATTGATAAATCAAAATTTGATGTAGAGACCTTACAAAGAGGCAGAGATAAATCTTTAGAAGATAAAATTAAGCTTCAAAGATTTTTATTAGAAGGAAAGTTGTATGGAGAGAACAAATAAGGCTATACAATTATTTAAGCAACAAAGAAAAGAATTTATTGCCCATTTAGTTCATACTCGTGATAGATATTTTCCTAATTTTCAATTTTTTAAGCCGCACAAACGATTTGTATTCGCTTTTTGTAGAGCTTTATTAACTCAACAACATCTCCTGATTAATTGTCCTCCAAGAATAGGAAAAACTGAAACTTTTAGATTATTAGTAATTGCAAGTCTAACCTTTCCTAATTTTAAAGATTTAAAAATTTTATATGTTTGTTATAGTGATGATTTAGCGGCTAATTTTAGTAATTTAATCAAAAGAGTGTTAGAAGAAGATTATGAATTGATAGAAGGAAAAGGAAAACAAAATGAATTACAAATCGCCGCTACGAATAATTATTTATACTCAAGAGGAATAGGAGGCTCAATTACTGGTCGCGGCTTTGACATAATAATAATCGATGATTTATACAAAGGATGGGACGATGTTCGTAATCCAAAGTATACTCAAAAATTAATTGATTTCTATCAAGTTGGATTAGTTACGAGATTAAATAATCCTCAATATGGAAGTATTTTTTGTATTATGACAAGATGGACTAAGCAAGATTTTTGTAATTATTTAGTTAAAGAACAGGATTTCAAAAATATTAAAATTCCAGCTTTAAATAAAAATCAAGAAAGTAATTTTCATCCATTTAAAACTACGGAAGATTTTTTAAGAATTAAAGAACAAATAGGAGCACTTGAATTTGAATCTTTATATCAGCAAAATCCATTAGAATCTATTGAGACTTATTTAACAAAAGAAGAATTAAATATAATAGATCCAGAAGAAGTGCCAGCTTCTCCAGATGTATCTTTTTGTATCATTGATACTACTTATAAAGCTAATTCTTCTTCAGACTTCTTTGCATTGATTTTATATTACAAAAAAGACAATAAAATTTATTTAGTTGAAGCGCTACAAAAGAAATTAACAGCAAAAGAACAAGAAATTTTTATACTTGATTATCTCAAATCAAAGAATGTATATTATGTATTTGTGGAAGAGGCAGGCCATGGAAATTATTTAATTCAAAAATACAAATTTCGTGGCCTTAAGCCTAAAAATAAAAATAAAGAAGGTCGATTTTTGGAGGCTATTCCAATTATAAAGCAAAAATTATATATTCCAAGAAATCAAAAGTTAATCATTGATTATTTAATTACATACCCTAATGTCCAAAATGACGACTTAATTGATTGTGTATCATATTTAGCACAAGTAGAGATAGCCTCTCCAAATAGGAAGGTAGTACTCAATAGAAGTATAGAGAACTTTTTATAAATCCAATATAGAAAGTTCTAAAGTGCCAAAGAAATAGTGTATTTAATCCTTAAAAAATTAGTTGGAAATTTGTGTGCATACAATGCACAAATTTTTCCATATATTTTTAGGCTATTTATTAGTCCATTCTACTTGATTAAACAATATAAAGGAATAGCCTAAAAAATTAGTTGGAAATTTGTGTGCATACAATGCACAAATTTTTCCATATATTTTTAGGCTATTTCTTTGGCCCTTTAATACTTTTTTGTCCTAAATACATAAAAAATTCCTAATATATTTTGATTTTTTTGAACATCGGATAAAAAAAGAGTAAACTTTTTTCCTTTTTTGTATTATAATATATATATAGCGATAGAAAGGAAATGGGCTTATACATGAATTTTTTTATATTTAGAAAGCCTAAACAAGAGGAAATCCAGAAGAAAAGTATTACGGCCTCTTCAACTAACTTGATTAGAAAGATAGTAAGTCCTAAAATCACAGATTTTTGGGCTACTAGAAATAAATTTTTAGAACTTTTAAATAATAACAATTTCTATGCTAATTTGGCTTTTAGGATTAGACAATCTTTTTTATCAAATGATTATATTGTAAGTGCTACTACTAATCAAGCTCAACAATTTATTGATCAAAATTTGCTAAACATTAAAGAATTAGTTTATTATTTAGAACGTGACGGCTTTGCTATTTATGATTTAAAAACTTCTACATTTATTGATATTTTCAATAAAAAAATAAAAAACATTGAGCGCTTAGACAATGGATTTTTTAACATTGAATTAGATTATAAAGAAAAGCTCAACAATGTATATGTATTTTCTTATACATTAATTGGAAGGCTCTTACAAAATCAATTTGATTATACAGATCTACATAATTGTGTACCACTATTTGAACGATTAGAACGGCTTGAAAGTATTTTAGCTATAATTACTGAGATTTTAGGACATCCAATTCAAATTTTCAGATTAACTGAATCTGATAGAGATAATTTGATTGAAGTATTAGAAAATGGCCAATACAAATTAGGAGATGTACTTTTATTAGAAAAAGATTCTAATTATGAAATTAAATCAATTAAAGTTGAAAATGTACAAATTTTATTAGATCAAAAGTTAGAGATTTTAAAATTATTAAGTGCCACAATTGGACTTCCAATTTATCTTTTAGGCTATCCTGAATTGATGTCCAATAGAGCGACTGCTACTGAAATGTTAGAACAAATTAGAGTTTCAACAAATCAAGAAGTATATTCTATAAAAAATAATTTGAAAGACTTTTATTATTGGCTGCTTAAAAATAATAGCATCATCATTGACTACAATGATTTAAAAATTAATTACAGAGTTGAGACTAAATATTTAATAGAAGAAAAAATGAATATTTTATTTAAATTGTATGAACTTGGCGCTATATCTTTGGAGACTTTTCTCTTTCATATTAATTCAATTGATATTAATGTAGAGCAAGAAATTAAAAAAATAGGAGAATCTTTATGAAGTTTTATGTGCCAATACTTCCATTTAGACGTTATATGAATTTTACGGATGAGAACACTTTAAAAACTATAAAAGTATTTGTAGATGAAACAATCTTAGATGAGACTTATAGGCATAATCCAAAGCTTAAAGATATTTTAGTTTATACAGCTCATACTTATAATGAAGGAGTAAAAAGAAAAGTTATTGGAAGAGTATTAGATATTTTAGTGGCGACTAATAAGTTAAATCAAGAAAGAGAAGTCTTACTTTATGTTGATGTTCCTGAAGAGGATTTAAAAGAATTATTTGAAGATGGAAAAATTGAAATTACAGATTTAGTGGCTTCAGTTGAATTAAAAAATAATATAATTGATGGAGTAGCTATTAATATAAAAGGAAAATTTGAGCCACGTTATAAGAATGCTAACGCAATTAAAAATTTAAATAATTACTACAATATCAAAACATTAGAACAATTTTTATATAATGATTTAGCTTATATTGCAAGTAGTCCTACAAAACAGGAGAAAATTATGACTTTTGAAGAAGTTAAAGAATTTGTAAAAAATTACAATATAGATCCAATCCAATTATATGGAGAGGATTTATTTACTATTGAAATAGAAAACGATAAAATTCAAGTAAAATCTAAATATCCATCCGTTTCTTATACTTTATCCAAGAAATTCGAGGCCCTACAAAATGATAGAAGCATCTTACAATCTATGATTAAAGAGAAAGAAGAGCTTATTAATAAGTATAAATCTGAAATTAAGAGATATAAAGTGCCTGAAATTAAGAAAATCATAGAAGATAAGATCTACAAGAATGGAAATGATGTAATTAAAAAAGTATATGAGCAAGAAAAAGATGTATTAGATATTTTAATGACTAATTTAATTGAATCTAAGTATGATGAGTCTAATAAAGAAAGTCTAAATGTAATTTTAGAAGATGTATCTTCAACTTTACAAAAATTAAGTACAAAATATGAACAAGCTGAGAAAACTCAGCAACAAAATAATGTTGAAAAAAAATACTTTTAAAAAGGAGGAACTTATATGGCAATTTTAAGAAGTGCTTTAAGTAGTGCAAAATTAATTAATTACGGATTAGCGGCTGATGTGGCCAAAGGAGATGTACTACAAATCAATGATGTTGTTGGAATAGCCTTACAATCTGGAACAGTTGGAGAAGTTATTCCTGTAGTTATTGAGGCCGACATAGTAGAATGGCCTTGCGATCTTGGTAATTATTCAGCTGGCGAGGCTGTATACTTAAATACTTCTACTAAAAAAGTTAATAAAGTTAATACAGGAATTCCAGTAGGCTATGTATATGAATCTAAGCAAAATGCTACAACAATTGATATTGTATTTAAACAATAGGTAAATTAAGGAGGAATATTTATGAACAGAATAAATGAAATTTTTGAAGCTGGGTATAAGTTATATAATAAAGATAAGGCCTCAATCATTTTGGAGAATTTATTGTCTGAAAGTGAGCTAAACAGAAAAAAAGCTTTAATGAATGTAAAAAGTGCTTTTGTATTTCCATATTACCTAAAAAAATATAAGAAAGCTGGACTTGAATTATCTGCTTTCGTATCTGATAAAGATATTTATGAATTTAAATTAGCCGTTAGTGAGGCTTTAGTTGAGGCTGAGGCTATTGATGATAGATTAGGAGTTCTATTTAGTGAAAGAGAAGTTCCTTTTGAAACAAGCACAGTTTCTACTCCAGTTATTGATGGAAAAGGAATTACTATAACAGATATCACAAAAGGAAATAGAATAAAATTCTCTAATATAACTGGCACTGAAGCTAAAATCAATATGATTGAATTAGCAACAGGAATTGAGGCTAAGATTGATTTATTAAGAAGTGGAAATTATGCCGCTTTCTTAGATATTCTACAATTACATAGAGTAAAATTATTTAATAGCAAATATGAAAAATTAGGAAAATTAATTAAGCAAGTAGCTGAACAAAGAGCCTCTTCTGGAGATCAAGTATTATATGATACAACTGGCGCCACACCAACTGAAAAAGATATTAACACACTCAATGACGCTGTGATAAAATTAAAAAATGATAACAGAGATCTAGTTGGAAATATAACTGAGGCTGTATTGTTAATTCCATCTAATGCTCAATTATTACAAAGAGTAAGAGTAGCCTTAAATACAATTACTCCAATTCCTGGAATAACTTCTTCTGTATTTATTGGAACATATCCAATACAAGTAATTGATACTAATCAAATTGAATGGGATAACAATAATACGGCTTATTTAGTAGTTCCAGGATTATTTAATAAGTTGTATGTAGCAATTAATGATGATACAGCTGAAAGTTTAAATGTACAACATTTTACAGTAAGCTGGGCTACAAGAATTAAATTTGGCGCTGGTATACTAAATAAAAATCAAGTATTGAAAGTGAATTTCGCATAATATGAAAGTTGAAGAATTTAAGAGGCTTTTACAAAATTTAAATGCCGATATTTCTCAAATTTATAAAGGCAGTAGTAGTATTCAAAGAATTTCTGAATACGAATATACTACTGCCGATACTCTCTCTACCTCTGATTATTTACTCATTGATTCTATTGAATGGCCTCTTAAAATAACAGAAATTAATGGAAACATTTTAAAAGTAGCTCTAAATATTGAAACGACTTTGTTTCCAATTAATGATATTAAAGAATATTACTATGTAAATTCTGATTATTATATATATGAATGGATCTTGTATAAAAAAGCCAAAGCAATTGAGAAGAATTATATAATTTCTTTAGAAGAGGCTTTTGAATTGATCCAAGATGAGAGATATAAAGTAGCTTTGATTCATGGAATCAATGTTAAGTCTCCATTTATTGAAATTGATGGAGTGACTATCTCTAAAAGAAAGCATATTAATTATTCTTTGCATGAAGAATATTTAAAGGATAAAGTATGGCACAAGTGGCTCTTTTAAAGAAGTTAGTTGCAATTAATGAAATTACTAAAACAGCAACTGAAAAAACTCATTTGATTTTTATCTTAGATTATAAAGAAAGAAATGATCTCAAAACTCATTCTCTTTATAAATTTGAAGAACATGAATATTATAGAGAATTTCTCATTAATGTAGTAAGTGATAAAATAGAGCCACAATTAAAAGATTTTATAGTTTTTAATAATCATAAGTTTAAGATACTTTCTACAGAACGAACATTTGGAAAGCTTTTTAAGGTGATATGTGGCTATGACTAAATTAAATAAAAATCAATTAAATGAAGTGGCAATAAAATTAAGATATTATTCTTTATTTGAAGCTCCTACTCCTCCAATACTTACAGGAAAATTAAGGGCTTCTGATTTCCATGTAGTAGATGAGGCCACTCAATCTATTTATGTAGGACATCTAGTTCCTTATGCTAAAAGATGGCATGATGGAAGAGCCGTAGAATCCAAAGAAGAAAAAAGAAGCCCTACAGACTGGGTAAAAGGGCCCGTATCTAAACAAGCTGGAAATGTAGGAGATCATTGGATTGAGTCTAAAATACCTTTGATTTTAAAGGATATAGCCGAAAAGATAACTATAAATATTTTAAAAGAGGCCACTAAAAATGCATAAATTACAAAAATTTTTATTATATATTCAAAGTAAAAAGCCTCATTTAAAGATTGTATTCTATAATTTATTTGACAATGATGGCTATCAAAATTATATTTTATTTAAGCCTACTTCATTTAATATGTGTTACGGAAAAAATGAAACATATATTGTATTTGTTTATTTTGATTATACTGATGATGTTTTAATGCTGCAACATTATAAGGATTTACTACAAGTTATAAATCCAGATAGGCAGCTATTGGAATATGATTCTGAAGAATTCTTAATTGAAGAATTATCTGGACTAAATTTTGATAAAGGAAAAATTTATTTTAATTTAAAATTAAAATTTAAATAAAGGAGGAATATATGATATTTTACAATCCAATATTAGGAAACTCAATTATAGGAGATGGAGATAAATTATCCTTAGGAGCCTGTCAATTATACTATGGAGATTTAAATCCTTTACAATTAACAGGAACAGTGGCTGTAGATGCAAGTGATTTAACTCATATAGTTGGTACAGGAACTAGTTTTACAAGTGAATTGAGAGAAGGAGATGTAATTTCTTTTTCCACTCTAAGTGGCTCTACATATTACAGAGTAGTAACAATTGTTGATAATACAAATTTGTTTTTAGATAAAAATGCTCCTTCATCTTTAAGTGGAAGTAATTATTATAAAATACGAGCTTTAGATTTAGGAAAAACAAGCGATGTTTCTGTAAAAATTAAATTTGGAAAGACTGATTTAAAATCAATTCAGACTGGAGACAACCCAGCCGATAGAGTTGTAACTTCTTATGAATGTACCGTTGAAACAGAAATATTAGAGCCTTCTGTAGAAAGATTAATTAAAGTATTGTCAGGATTTGAAGGAGTATGGAATCCAAGTACTGTAAATTATAAAAATCTATTTGTATATTTACCTTTAGGAGCACGTGATTCTGATACCGCAAAGCCTCTTCACTTATTTGCTATCAAAGAGGGAGAAGTAAAATATGATGCTCCATATCATTGGACGTTTGTTAAAGCTTGTCCTGAAGTTGATGCAGAAGTAAAATTTAATGCTTCAGATCAAAGAGCCTTTAAAGTGATGTTCTATTGTTATCCAGTAGAGATGACTGTTAATGGAAAAACAGTTAAGGTACTTAATTATGTTGGAGATCTTACTCCATAAAGTTAAATTTAAATTGATTTATTTAGGAGCAGTGGCATTATTATGTGCCGCTGCCATTTATATTTATTTAGCTATTAATAAAAGAGAACGGCTCATTAAAAAATTAAATAACGGAACTAACAATGAAAAGATTAATTATAATAGTGATATTGATTTTATTCGTGAGCAGTTGCAGAAGTAATACTGAGCTTATTAGAGTAAAAGATAAGAATTTACGGAGATTATGTACTGAGTTATATCAAACAAAGAAAGAAATAGCCGACTGTATTGCAGATAGATATACATTATTTATGGACATTTTAAATGGCACTAATAAAGAAGTCTCTTTGATTAAAAAAGAAAGATTGGACTTATATACAATTATTGAAACTTATGAAATTTGTTATTCTAATAAAAGATTTTGTGAATACATTGAAGTTCCAAAAAATGAAAAACATTTTATTATAAAAGCTGCTGAAATTGGCCTATATATTTTTATAGGATATATCATAAAAGGAGGAATTTAAACTTATGAAAAAATTACAATTAAACATTGCTAAAGAAAATGAGAAAAGATTAGCCACAATGTTAGAAGTAATCGATACAGATGGGCCTAAAGAAATTTCTATTTATGTAAATACTCCAACTCCTGAAAGATTAAAATCGCTTTCAGATATTGCTGATAAATCAAAGGAGTTGATGGAGCAATTTGAAGATTTACAAGAAAAAATTGAAAAAGCGGCAACAGAAGAAGAGAGGGCTAATTTAGGAAAAATATTAACAGATCTTTCTGTAAAAATGAATGAATTGAATATCAAGTCTTTACAAATTCAAGTAAAAAACTTTGATACTTTAGTTCCATACTTAGAATACATATTCTCTGTAAATTCCTATGCAGAAGAGCTTATAAAAGTAATTAGTGATAAGTTCTTAGAATTATTAAACAAAGAAGAGGTAAAAAAAAAGGAGAAGAGGATAAAGTGATGAATTCTCTTCTTTTTGATTACTATGAATGGAAATTAAGAAAATATTTTCCTTATTTGAAGTTTCCTTTGAATAAGTATGCTTTTCATTATTATTCATTATTATTAGAAATCATTGAGTTGAATGAAGAGAAAAAAGAAATTATAAATAATCCAAACATTGATAGAAAGGATAAAGAGCGCTTAATTAATAAAATCAATAGCCAAATAGATGGGCTAATTTATACAAGAGTAGAAAAGGCGCCTCGATACCAAAATAGTTCATCTATATTTGATTATATAGCTGAGCAATATAAGAAATATGTAAATCAAAATGGAGAAATAAGAAATGGCTGAGATGCATGAGGCTATAGTACGAATTAAGATTGATATTTCTCAAGCAGAAAAAGCCTCACAGCAATTAAAGTCTAATATTCAATCTATAGAAAAAGAATCAAAAAATCTTTCTAAGTCATTTGACATTAAAGATCAAGTAGAGAATGGAACGGCCGCTTTAAAAGAAGCTACAATTGCTACAATTGAATTTGGAAAGACTACTTTTAATGTAACTCGTTCTCTTTTAAGAGCGTATGCAGACCTTCAGAATACTTTAAATAATTTAACTGTTGTTTATTCACTATTAGGAGGAAATAAAGTAATTTTAGGACTTACATATTCTTATGTACGATCACAATTCTTTGATGTTTTAGTGGCTCCAATTGAAGAAATATCAAAAGTAGTAGCCAACGCTTCTTTAAATATAGCTAAAGAATTTAAAAATTTAGGAGTATCCGTTTATACGTCTTTTGTACAAGAAGTAATTCCAAATTTTAGACGAATTCCAAGTATTTTAAGAGCAAATCAACAAATTATAAATACTGAGCTCTCTAATTTAATTAAATCACAAAAAGTACAATTTATTTCTGAAGAGATTATAACTCAACAATTACGAAATATCACTAATTTATTTAGAACTAACTTTGTTCCAAAGTGGATTAATGAAATTAAAAATTTAAATCGATTAACAAGAGCCGAATTTTCATTATTCTCTGACGCCTTATCAGAAGATAGTTTAGCTAAATCTTTATTATCACAACAAAGACAAGTCTCTTTGGCCTTTTCACAAATAAAGGCCACTTTAATCAGAGAAATAGGAGATGAGCGCGACTTATTATTAAGATTTTTGATTAATTTACAATTATTCAGTGCAAGATTAAGAACACTATTTGTAGCTAATTTTGATGCAATTGAAGGATATTTAAGAGTATTTCCAGGCCTCACGACTTTTAATACAATTTTTAGCAATATTAATAACATTTTTCTTCAAAATATACTTAATTTTATTTCTACAGGCTCCATACAATTTAGAGAGGCCTTAATTAGAGTATTTACATTCACTCCAACATTGATTACAAGTATTATTTCGGATTTAAGTGGCTCTATCTTTTTATTTTTTAATTTATTAAGAACTACACTTATAAATCAATATGCTCAAAGTGGCATGTTTATTGGATTATCTTATAGAATTACTACTGATTTACAAAGTATTTTTGAAATAATTTCTTTAAGTTTTTTAAGATTAACATTATTAATTGAATCTTCAGTTCTTAGATTAGCGTCTTTAACAAAAAATCAAATTGGAAATATTTTTACAGCCGCTGTTCCAACTTTACGAGATACCTTTTCTAAGGTACTTACTTTTATTAATATAGTATTATTACAATTAAGAATTCAATTAATACAAGGAAGTATTGTTTTAGAGAATACAATTAGTTCAGTTTTATTAAGACTTATAAATCAAATAAGTAGTAGATTAAGTACATTATTACCATCAAGAAATTTATCATTTATACAAGTATTTTTTAGATCTCTAAGCGGCGCCTTTTTAGCAGGATTACAAACTTACTTGATTAGTATAAATCAATTAGTTATAACTTTTTTTACAACTTTTAGAAGTATCATATTTGGAGAATTTAAGGCGGCTTTTATAAATGCTTTAAATTTCTTAAATACTTACTTTATTAGTGATTTTAAAAATATTCTTTCAGTAGTTAATACAATAATTTTAAGTTTTCAAAATATTCTATTACGATTAGGGCAAAGCCTCACGGCCTTAAATATTCCAATCAATTTAGTTGGAAATAGCCTCTCATTAGTTAGAAGTCTTTTAATTAATTTTGAAAATTTAATAGGAAATATCTCTAATAAAATTAATGTATCTTTAATAGCTTTAAATGCAAACTTAACAAGAGAAAACTTAGTGAATGTTTGGAATCAAAGTGGAGCGGCGCTTAGAAGATTTGGAGATGATTTACTTTATACAATTAATAAGTACACTGGCTTAGTTGATTTTGTGAAAAATACTTCTAATGTTTTTATTAATACAGGACAAAATGTGTCTAATGTTTTATCTACTACTTTTAGAAGTACTTTATCAATTTTAGGAGAAGTTGGAAAAAATATTTTTACTTTAACTGGAGCCTTTTTAGAATTTAGTAAAATTACTAGCGCTTTATTTAGTGGCAGTTTATTTACTGAATTTAAACAAAAATTCGCTCAAGCCATTTCATCTACTATTGCAGGAGGACTTGGACTTTTAGGATTATATAAAATTAATGAATTTAAACAAGAATTGATTTTAGTAGGAGATGAAATAAATAGAATTGCAATTGCAATGAGTAATTTTGTTGGAGGATTAGAAAATGCTCAAATACTGATATCTAAAGTTTTACAATATTCAGCCGAAAATCCTTTACTTGATTCAGATCAATTAATTAAAGCGACTAAATTATTATTAAACTATGGAATAGCCGCTGAAGAATTAGTAGAAAGGACTAAAGAAGTAGCACAAGTTGCTTCAGCGGTAGGAGTATCAGTAGAAGATGTATCTAGGATTTATGGACAAGTTGTAAGTAAAGGAAGATTACAATTAGAAGAATTATATCAATTTGCTGAAAGAGGAATTCCTATAATGGCTACTTTTTCTAAAATGTTAGGAGCCTCTACATCTGAATTCCAACAAATGATTAAAGAAGGAAAAATTACTGCAGAGGTATTTAAGGATTTATTCAATCAATTAGCAAATGGCGCTGAGTATTATGGAGGAGTATTAGAAAGACAAAGTCAAACTGTAACTGGACTAATGCAAGGAGTTAGAGATAACTTACAGATAATCAAAATGAGTATAGGCGCCATTTTAGGAGATTTAGCTCGTCCATTTGCTGAAATTACTATACAAATTACAGATTTTATTAGAGGACTTGTTTTAATTTTAAAAGATTTATATTTCTCTTTAGGAGAGGGATCTAGAAGATTCTTAGGAATGATTGGAACATTAATGAGTTGGGGCTTTACCTTAATTTCTGTATATATGTCAATTTCATGGTTGGTAAGAGGGCTAAAAATCTTGATTTCATTATTTCCATTTATATTTTATCATATTAAAAATATTATAAGCGCCTTTTTATCTTTGATAGGAGTTAAGCAATTATACATTGTACAACAAGTTCAGGAAATATGGAATAATCAAGCGTTAGGAACTTCTTATCAAAGAATATTGATTATATTAAGAACTTTAATTATACAATATGGAATATTACTTTCAACAATGGCTTTAATTGCCGCCGCTCTTTCTGCTATAGTTTATATTATTTATAAATATATTGAAGCCCAAAAGCAACAAGTTGATGCTATAAAAGAATTTATCAATAGTTCTAAAGACTTAGAAAATGTAAAATTAAGATATATTGGATTAACTGAAGCGCAAATTGATTATATTAATCAATTAAAAGAGAGTAAAAAAGCTGAACAATTAGCCTTAGCCTCTAAAAATAATTTACAAAATTCTTTAAAATTATTAACTAAAGGATTTGAAGAGGTTGTGGCTCAAAGTAAAGAGGCTCAATCTCAATTGATTAAAGTTAATGCAATAAAAATTAATAGAGATTTAGTTTCATTTACGTTCAATCCAACAGTTATTAAATCAACGTTAGATAAAGTTCTATTCTGGGTAGTAGTAGTTGGACTTACTATAAAAAATGTAATAATGTTCTCATTCAATACGATAGGAACAATTGCACGAGGTACATTTGATTCTATAGTTAATATAGCGCAAGGAGTAGTACAAGTCATTTTGAAAGTGGCTGTCGCAATGAAGGAGGCTCTAACTGGAAATATTGCAGCCGCTAAACAAGCTACAAAAGAGTTATTAGATGCTATTACAAATACAGGAACTAATGCTTCTAATATTTTATCTGCTATTGTAAAATCTATTGTTCTTGATTTTAAATCAATTTATACAAATGCGTTAATTGACGCTAATAATATGTTTAGTGAATTTAAAGTAAATTCTCAACAAATGGATATTAAGCCTCAAATTTCTCCACAAGATTTAGATAAACTTAAAGAAAAAGTTAAAGAAAAAGTTGAAGAAATTTCAGAAGAACACATTATAGAAATTTCTTTACAACTTAATGAACAAACTGTACAAAATATAAAAGAATTATTGGATAAAACATTTGTTTCTTTAAAAGCGTTCAATTTAATATCATTTAGTACTAGTGAAGAAGGCCTTTCACAATTAACTGATAAAGCATTTGATTTTTTAGGAATAGCTGATAGTATAAAAGATAAATTAGTTCTCATAAATGAACAATTAAGTGGAGTATCTGAAGGAAGTGAGGCTTTTCAAGCTTTATCTAATGAAGCTTCTAATTTACGTAGGCAATTAAATTCTTTAAAGGAGACATTTGGAAAATCTTTTGGATATGTTATACAATCATTGGTAAAAGGATTAGAAAATTTATTTCAATCTATACAAACAAAAATGAGAGTATTAAGGGAAGTAATGCAACGACAACAAGAATGGATTAATTATCTATATAATAATTTATTGGAAGCTACTACAAATTATTATAGTAATTTAATAGAAAAAAATAGAGACGCTCACAAAAAAATGTTAGAAGATATTCGAAATTTTTATGATGAGCTTAAATTTCTAGGAGACGAAGAGTATCAAAGGAGAAAGGAATTAATCGAAGAGGAATATAATTTAAAGAAACAACAATTAGAACAGGAATTACAAGATAGATTAGCACAAAATGAGGCTTTAAGTTTAACTTCTTATGAACGAATGGTAAATGAAGCGATTATTCTTCAAGATTATCACAATCAATTAGAACAGTTAGAAAGAGAAAAAGAAGAAAAACTTAAACAACTTAGAGATGAAATAAGACAACAAAATCTTAAAAAAGAAACAGAATATTTAAATCAATTAGCACAACAACATGGAATTTTTGATGCAGAAAAATGGAAATATTTAAGTAATGAAGAAAAGAGAAAATTAATAGAACAAAAACTCAAAGAAGATGAAGCAAAAAAAGAGCAACAATTACAACAACAAAAATTAAATGAAGAAAAACGTATAAAGAAAGAAAAAGCTACAGCTGATTATATGTTTACATTAGCAGAATTTAATATGAATAAAATGCTGTCTTTAATGAATTTAAGAGTACAATTAGCATTAGCAATGGCAAGTATAGCTGCAGGTATGGCAATGGCCGCTGCTCAGACTGGTATATTTGCTTTTATATTTATTCCTACTTTATTAGCCTTAGGAGCTATGGTATATAATAATATTATGAGGGCTATGGGCATGGTAGCAGCTGTGCCTCCTCCTCCACCTCCTAGAGAATTAGCGTTACAAGAAGGAGGATACATTGATAGTAATCAAAGAAGAGAGACTTATGATAATATTCCAGCAAGAGTACAAGCTGGAGAATTTGTAATTAATAGAGAAAAAACTAAAATGTTGTATAATGCTATCGATAATATTGCTTTAGGTAATGAAGGATCTAAAGAAAAATCTATAAATATTCAATTTGCTCCTAATAGTATTTATATTCAAGGAGTAGTTGACGATAATTTAATTAATACTATAAGTGTAAAAATCACTGATAGAATAAGGACGGCGCTAATATGAAGATAAAATTTTTTAATAATAGAAATGAAACATTAGATTTAAGTTCAATAACAACGGCGTATTTAGTAAATTATGATGATGTAGATAAAGATATAAGCTTTGTTCCTGTTTATGGGACGGATAGAATCAATGTGTTAGGAAAAGATACAATTAAGCAAAGACAAATAGAATTAAATATCTCTTTAGTGGCTATGAATGATTATGATTTTAGAGTAGTAGTTAATGATATTTACAGCTTCTTTACAGCGGATAGATGTTATATCTTAGATGAACATAATAATATTTATGCTGAAGTAAAATTACAATCAATTAAAAAGTTTTTTAGCCTAAGTGGAAATGAATATAGGTATACGGAGTTAAAATTAATTTTAGTCGCCTTAGATGGGATGTTCTTTGATTATAATCCAATAATAATTACACGATCTTATGTTAATACACGATTTTTTACTGCTCCTACAATTAATATTCCTCAATTTGATACATATCCAATAATTAAGATTAAATCTTTAGTGAATAGATTTAATTATATCAAAATTATTGGAGAGGCTCAAATATTAGAAATTGATACGAGTGGCTATAATTTAGGAGATATTTTAGTAATAGATGGAATGGAAAGTAAAATTTATTTAGAGAAGAATAATAATCAAGTTGATATTTCTACACAAGTGGCACGAGGCGGCTTTATTAGATTGAAAAAAGGCACTAATAATTTGAATTTTTATTTTAATATTGCAAGTAATTTTAATTTAACAATAGAATATAGGAATAGATATATTATATGATAAGAAAGTATAAAATACTAAGAGAAAATGTATTAAGACAAGTTGTAAAATTCCCTCAAACTCGATTAATCACTTTAGAAGAGAGTGATATATCATTATATGGAATTACTGGAGAAAGAGCTATAACATTCATTGGAGGCGGCTACAATTTTACAATCAAAGAGGCTACATTCACACTTGATACTTATGGAAGTAATTCAGCTGAAGTGACTTTAAGTAAAACTGTAGATATTGAGATTCCAGCAGGAACTTATTTAGGTATAGCCGTCAAAAATGAGCCTCTATACTTAGGATATGTGTATGAGAGCTATGATATTAATAATCAAAAAGAAATAAAATTAAAGTGTAAAGGACTAATTGAGAAATTTAAAGATGTAGGAATTTCTAAAAATTATGTAAGTGGCACGACTGTAAAGGATATAATCAAAGATATTTGTACACAAGTGGCTATTGAATATCCTATTCTAAAAGTTAAAGAGGCTAATTTTAATGTAAGTAGTAATTATGCTATTCCTATTTCATTACAAATTGATAAAAAGAATGCCTTTAAAATGATTGAAGCACTTGCAAATGCTATTAATTGTTATGTGTATATTGATGGATTAGGAAATATTCATTTAAAAGAAAAAAATACGGGTATTGAGGATATAATTTTCTCTGAAAAGCAATTAGTGGAGCTTAAATTAGATATGGAGAACGTTTATAATCATATTTATGTGAAAAGACAGGCTCCAAAAGGAACTGGACAGACTGGATGGACTATTCCAGCTGGATTTCCTTTGTCAGATCGAGCAAGTATTAATGCTTATGGAATAAAACAAAAAGACTTAATGGTGCCTGAATATTTTGATGATGCTACTTGTTCTGAAATAGGAAGAAATTTCTTAAATGAGTATAAGCGGCCAAAATACAAAGGAGAGGCTCAAAAAGTTCCATTGGATAAAATAAGAAAAATTGGAAATTATAAAATCGTATCATTGTATAATGAATTATTTGAAGTAGCCACTGAATTTGATGATTTAAATCAATTGATTTATGATAACAATGATACTACAGCGACTCAGACTATTACTACAACTGATTATATTAGTGGAAGTGGCTCATTACAAGTTGAATTAACAGCTCCATCACAAAAGATGTATTATGTAGATTTAGGAGGAGAATATTTTATCAATGCTCTTTACGTTTATGCTAAAATAGAAGATTTACTTAATCAAGGAAGAAATTTTAATTTTAAAGTAATTTATGGATTAAATGCTCCTAATGAACATGAAATAGCCACCATAATTAATAGTTATAGATTTTCTTTGTATAAAATTGGAATTCCAACTACTTTAATAAGATTTATAGGAATTCAATTGAATGATAATAAATTAAGTATGAGAGTATTTTTTGATAAGTTATATTTTAAATATTTAGGATGGCAACATTTTAATATGTTTTGTAAAAAAATCAGGTATAGATTAAGTAATAGAGAAAATTATTGTGAATTAACTTTTGATAGAGAAGAAGCTAAAATTGAGAATTTTATAAAAGGAATGATTTCAGAAGGAGAAATTATAAAAATTTTATTAGAAAGGAGATAATGTATGAGAGCTGTAAAGAAAACTTTTAGATTTAATCCATTTAATGGAAGTTTATATCAAACTTTATTAACTGAAATTTACACAGTAAGATATATAGAGGAAGCAAATTTATTTGGAGTTAAATTGAAAGAGGCTCCACTTGTTGGAACTTCTATACAAGTAAAAGATGTTAATACAAATACTTATTTTGTAGAAGTTTCTTTTGGTACTCCTCCACAACAAGGAGAATTTAGAGTTGATTATTATAATCCATCTAATGATCCATTATATAAAGGAACTGGATATATTGAATTTAATTCAGCAGATCAAAATAAAGTTGTGGAAATAAAGTATTATGGAGCTGGAGAGTATGGAGATTTTTCTGAATTTCCAATAGGAACTATTATTTTGATTTATAGTAATAATTTACCAGATGGATTTATATTCTTAAATGGAGGAGTTTTAAGTAAAACTGATTTTTACGAATTATGGCAATTTGCACAAGATAACAATCTTGTTTCAACTGCAACAAGCCAAGTAGGCCTTTTTATAGACTTAGAAGCTATTGACCCTACAACTTATCCAAAGAAATTTAGATTGCCAGATTTTAAAGGAGCTTTTTTAAGAATTACTGGAACAAATTCAGAGTACACGCAGTACAATGGTAATTCTCTTGGAAGTTTTGATTTTGATAAATTTAGAAGTCATAATCATACATACGTGGATAGATGGTGGGATGTATGGGGCTTTTCAGAGATAGGAAACGCTTATTATTTTCCTCATATTTTTATGTATGAAGAACTTTCTACATCAGATACTGGCAGTGATGAAACGGCTCCATTTAGAATTTCAGTAAATGCCGCTATAAAATATGAATAATTGGAGGCTTTTATGAATTATAAAATAATATACATTTATGATAAAGATACAAAAGAATACAAAGGTCAAGAGGTAGCTCCTTTTATACGAGGTCAATACATAATGCCAATGTATTGTACTGAAATTGCTCCTGATTTTTCTTTATTACAACAAAATCAATGTTTTGTTTTTAATGAACAAGAGCAAAAATGGAGCATAGTTCCAGATTATAGAGGCACTACTTTATATCATAAAGAAACTAAACAGGAATTTGTGATAAATGAAATTAATAAACTTCCAGAAGAGTATACTGAATACACAACTAAAAATCCAAAAGATGTTTATGAAGATATAAACTTTCTCTATTATAATGAAGAAATAAAGGACTGGGATTTTGATTTCAATATTCTTTATGAAAGAGTGAGACAAAATATAACTGTCATACGAGAAAAAAAGATAACAGCTCCATTTTTTTATAATGGATATGATTTTGATGGAAGGCCTATTGATATTATAAATATAGAACAAGCTATGAAAGGAATGCAAATGGCCAATCTTACAACAATTGAATGGAGGGCTCATGGTAATCAAGATGTAGTCCTAACAATAGATGATTTAAATAATATGTATGCTATATGGCTTGAAAGAAAACAAAAATGTTATAAAGCATCTTTTATTTTTAAAGATAGTTTAATGAATAAAACGAAACAAGAGCTTATTGATTTATTAGATTTAACTAAGGGTGAAGTAGAATTTGTAAATATTTACAATACATTATAATAAGGAGAGGCTTATGCCAAGAAAAACTAAAGTTGAAATTGATTTAGAAAAATCAAAAAAATTGCAATTACAGCCTCAAGTTGTACAACAAGTAAATTATGTACATAATGTGGCCGGCAAAATTGCTGGATTAAGACAATTATTTGAAGTAGATCCATTCAATTTTGATTTTACTTTATTTGATACTTATTTTCCAGAAGTATTTAATAATGGAGGCGCTTAATGGAGAATGGAGATAAGACTAAAATCATTGAAGTTTTATTAAATGTAATAAAAGAAAATACGGCTGAATTAAAAGCTATTACTGAACAGATTAAATTATTTTTTCAAGAACAAAAAACTTTAGATTTAATTTCTGGAAAGACTTTAGACGGAGTGCTTAATAAAATCAATAGAGTAGAGGAGGATATTGATACAATCAAAATAACAGTAGCAGAAATAAGAAAACAAATAGAAAGAAAGAATTTATTTTTAGAAATTGTAGTGGCCATATTGAGTATGACTATAGTCATTTTAAGTATCATAAAGTATGTAAAATTTGGAGGGTAAATGTATGAAATTTTATAGTAGAAAATTTTTGATTGTTATTTTAAATTATAGCATAGCCGCCATATTGGCTTATTTTAATAAGATTGATTCTTTATATTTTGCTGTCATAATTTTAGTCACTTCCATTTGTTATTTGTTTATTGAAGGAACAATTGATTTTAAAGCAATTAAAAAATTAGAATTAAATTCTATCAAGTATGAATTAAAGGAGGAACAAAATGGAGACTCTACAAGAAATAATGAAGGAGCTTGAAATTATTTATAAGTATCAAAAAGAGATAAAGGAGAACATAAATGAAATTAAGCGACTTCAAGAAGACCTTAAAAGAGGCAATAGAGAATAAGGATATAAACAAAGCTTTGCAGCTCATAAATGAATTTTATGATTTTAGATTAAATTTAATCAAAAGTCAATTATTTGAATATTTACAAAAAATAATAGCCGCCAATAATGTTCAAATTGAAGCTATTTTATCTGATATTGAATATTTATCTATTCAAAAAGATTTAGAATCTCGATTCAATTTATCTAAAGATAAAATGAAAGAGCTTGTATTAAAAAATCAATTAAAAGTCATTCATCCTTTGATTTTCACAGCTAAAAAGAAGTATTTATATTTTAATTATGAAAGGCCACTTAGACTTTATTATGCAAGAAAATTAAATACTTTAATCAAATTAAAGCAAGGATATTCAATTTATAGAGTATCAATACATAATACAAGTTGTCCTATTTGTAGTCAATATGAAGGCAAGTTTTTAGTGAATGGAAGTTCAAATATACCTGATTCCTTAGATTTGAACGATCCAAAGAATAGGCCGCCATATCATTTTCATTGTAAGCATACATTGATTCCAGTTCCAAAGGATATATATGAATCAATATAGAAGAGGAAGAAATTTTGAGTATTGGATAATACGATATTTTGAGAGTTTAGGGTATTATTGTATAAGAAGTGCGGCCTCAAAAGGCAAATATGATCTAATTGCTATAAAAGATAGAAGTACATTCTTTTTGATACAAGCAAAAATCGCTCCAAAAGTGAGGAATACGTTATTTACTCAATTGAAAGAGATACAATTTTTAGAAGCCTTGTTGAACAGTGATTCAAAAAAACTTAAAAATATTGAAGAATTAAATTCCTTACAATCTTTTCATGAATTTAGTGCTCAATTTTATGAGATTTTGATACTAAATATCAATAAGAAGAAATATTTTTTGGCTAATTTTGAGTAGCGGCCTTAAACTCCTTGAAAAAATATATGGAAAAATTTGTGCATATAATGCACACAAATTTCCATATAGTAAAAAGAGTTAGGGGCGCCTCATTACTTTGATTATTTCTAATCAAGTGATTGTAGCCTTGTAAATATATGGAAAAAT